TCTAAATGTGAGCACTGTGGGATTAGTGATCTACACCACCCTGAAATCTATGAGTATCATCACGTTGACCCTGCACTCAAGAGAGGTGTCATAGGTGCTATGTTAGGTACTGCTAGTGATACCACTCTCTACATTGAAGTCGATAAGTGTATTCTAGTGTGTGCTAACTGTCATAGTATTGAACATAAACGAATCAGTGATAAGGAATTAGAACAAGATGACTAAGACATTAGACACGTTAGTAGATGATATATATAGTGTACTCAGTACCAGTAAAGTAGACCCAGACGTAGACATAGATAAGATCTTCCAACTCTTCGGAGAGAATGTAAAGGAAGCAGTCTTTAAGTCTATGTTCGATAATAGAGGAGACACCACACGCTTGCGTATGTCGTCCGTAGGCAAACCCGATAGACAGGTATGGCTTAACTCTAAGAACTACCCACGCGAGGAGCTAGAGCCCTCTACGTTGATTAAGTTCCTCTACGGGCACGTTATAGAGGAGCTGGTGCTCTTATTAGTACGTCTGAGTGGTCACACTGTAGAGAATGAACAGGCTAAGGTAGAGATCAATGGCGTTAAAGGCTCAATGGACTGTACGATTGATGGTAAGTTGATTGACGTTAAGTCTGCCTCTAGCTTTGCCTTCAAGAAGTTCAAGGATAACACTGTAGAGTTCGATGACCCCTTCGGGTATGTAGACCAACTCAAGGGCTATGGTGCAGGCTTAGGGGTTACAGAAGGGGGTTGGTTAGCTATGGACAAAGGTAATGGACACCTCGCCCTAGCAATGATAGACTTGACAGAAGGTAAGAGCATTGAGGACAGGATCACTCACTTACAGGATATAACCTCTAAAGATGAAATGCCTGAGCCCTGTAGCCACCCAGTACCAGACGGTAAGAGTGGGAACATGAAGTTATCTACACAATGCTCCTATTGTCCTTATAAGCACACCTGCTACCCTGAATTAAGAACATTCTTGTATAGTACAGGCCCTAAGTTTCTAACCGAAGTGTGGAACCTACCACGCGTAAACGAACTAAAGAAGACATAGCACATGACCAAGATTGAATTTAAAGTAGTACAAACCCCTAGATCAGAACGCTTTGAAGAGGCTATTAATACTCTCTTGAATGAAGGCTGGTCACTTCACGGTAGTCCTTTCATCGACAGTACAGGTCAAATGGTACAGGCTCTATTGAAGGAAACGACTAATGTCAAAGCAACTTCCAAAGTATCGAAGTAAGCTAGAAGCAAGAGTAGCTATAGGACTTGCGGATTGGGGGTATGAGTCTGAGAAGATGAAGTACACCATCCACAGGACTTATAATCCAGACTTCATAAAGGGTAATATCTACATTGAAGTCAAAGGATTCTTTAGATCAGGGGATACTCAGAAGTATAAGGCTATCAATGAGCAGATGCTCAAAGAGGGTAAGATCCTTGCCTTCGTATGGTCTAAGCCTCACCAGAAGCTACGTAAAGGCTCTAAGCTAACTAATGCGGGCTGGTGTGAGAAGCACGGCATTAAGTGGTTCTGTCAGGACAGTATGAAAGCTCTTAACACATGGAGTGCTAATGTCTAAAACAGTAGAAGAACTAATAGAAGACATCGTTAGAGACTATGATACAGACCTCTTAGTGGAGATACTCAATATCTCTACGGAGGACTTACTCGAAAGGTTTGACGATAAACTAATGATAGCAATAGATAAAGGAGACTTTGAGGATGGATAGCGCATTAAGCCGTCAGGTAGGCGGGGATCACTATATGAATTCAACTATCCAACCTATTGAGTATATACATGCCAATGGTCTTGGATTCATTGAAGGGTGTATAGTAAAGTATATATCCAGATGGCGAGATAAGAACGGCATAGAGGACTTAGAGAAGATCAAACAGTACGTTGATTTACTCATAGAGTTAGAAGATAAGAACGGTAATAAGTAGACAAACAAAAGCCCCCAAAGAGTGATCTAAGGGGGCTTTTTACTGCCTGAAGGTTTACTTGTTAGAGTCTTTAAAGTGCTCTACAGTACCTTTACCTGCTACAGTGTTATAGTACTTCTTCCAATAAGCTGCCCTTCCAGCCTTTGTAGTAGGGATAGGATCATCTACATTTAGTAGTTTCAAACGTGCTGCGATGGCGCTATTCAAAGGATCAGTCATATCTTGCCAAGTCATGGAAGGCCAGTCCTTACCGAACTCCTTCTTAATCTTAGCAAACTGCTTCTTTAGCTTAGGGTGTGAGCCTACATCTTGAGTATCCTCAAAGCCTACCTCGTCCACCTGCATCATTCCTCCATAATATCCTTCCCTATAGGTATTTGGATCTTCTCCTGTTAGAGACTCCGCCTGAGCTATCTCACTCAGAATACCATTAGAAGGGAATACAGCTTCTACTTTATTTATGATTGAAGTATTACTCTCTACCTCTACTACAGGCTCAGGTGTTTCACCTTGAGGAGCTAAAGCAGGTGCTTCCTCAGTAGGTACAATACTGTTGTCTGTAGTAGTGTCTTCAAACAAGTCCAACTCTTGAGTAGGGACAGGCTCAGGAGCTACAGGAGTAGGAGCAGGGGCAGGAGCCAATACTACAGGCTCTGCTCCTTTCCTAGACTTCTCTATAGCAGCAACCATAGTAGCATTCTCAGGAGTACCTGCAAAACGCTTAATGGCATCAGAGGCTTGGGCTGCAGACTTAGTTGTGTCTAATGAAGCCCACATACCCTCTAGCTCATCTTTAGCCTGTTCCCACATTCCTATGAAATCAAACATTTACTTTTCCTCTTCCTTTAGTTTATCGAGAACAGCCTCTCGTCCTCCTATATAAGAACCCCTGAGTGAATTACGCAGTATTACATTACCCGCTCCTTTAAGAGCAGCCTTGAGCTTCTCAGTCTTAGTGGCAGCTTTATAGTTCTTATACTCCCTAGCTAGTTCTGACACTATAGAGGGGTTAAAGAGTAGATCCATTAACTTACCAGATCGCTTAGCATCCAACTTAGACTGGGCCATTCTAGAGCCTAATCCAGTTGCTGCATGGGCAGGTGATACAACACCCCCTACTGTTCTACGATATGCTGATGTTATTCCTGATACACCCACGCCTAACTCTTTCTGAAGTAGCTCAGTGGAGAGAGAGCTCGTTCTAAATGGAACATTAGAAGTCTGTAGAGTAGACACTATATCAAACATCTCCATAGCTCCTTCTATATTCTTCATATAATCCCCTCCAAAGAACTCAGTGTATACCTCACGATTAGCATTAATATAATCTACTGCTGCGTGTTTAGAGCCTCCTTCTATGTGGTTAGGTTTTTTAAAGTTCAATGCTCTGTCTACAAGCTTTAAACGTATGCCTGTTTTAAACATCTCCGTACTCTCAGCGTCCATATGCTTAAATAGCGGAAGAATAGTATCCATACTAGCCCCATCACTCTTTAAGAGAGAAGCTACGGTGGAGTCTAGTCCTGAACGACCTACAGCCTCAAGGAAGTCATCAGTAGCTTGGAAGGCATTACGCCTGTAGTCTACTTCTAAACGTGCCTTTAAAGCCCGAGCGTTAGATAAGGCAGTAGCTCCATCTGTTAACTCATCTCGTAAGTTAGGAACCAAATCGACTAAAGCTGCATTGTCTTCATCAGCAAGCCAGTCCATAATGGACTTCTCATTGGCAATGTCATTACTCTTAATTGCTTTTGAATGAATACGGGTGTATATGGCATCCTTTAGTACGGGAACACCATCTTCCCCTGCAGCTCCTAAGAAGTCTCTTGCGTTTTGTAGCTTAGTAAGATCCTGAGCTACTGTAGAGGTAAACTTATTAACAGACATCTTAGACACGCCTGCGCTATTGAAAGGGATTCCCATTTCAGTATAGTAGGCTAGGTCTATGTTACGCAATGAAGTACCATATCCGTTAGGCATCTCATCAATTGCTTGGTTCAACACGCCTTTAAAATCATTCAATAAACGAAGTTGTACCTTACCTTTGGAATCTAGAGTCCCTGTTAGATCACGTATACGCCCGTTAACAGTGTTCTTTAAATTCAGGACATCAGCAGGGGTATACTCATCAACAACACTAGTAGTTGTTACATCAGGCTTTTGACTTATGTTCCCTTCTTTGTCAAAGACAAATAAGCCTTGCTCCGTTGTTGTCTTTGTCTTTGTCTTTGTCTTAACTTCTAATAGAGGACTGAAGTTCTTTAAGAAACGGCCCTCGTCAGTGGGTAAGTTATTAACCCAATCTAACAGACCAGATACCTGTTCAGAAGGCATTGTGACCCCTGAATCGGTAGCAGTTTTCTTCCACTCAGCATACATAGGATTAAACCGCTGCCTGACTAAGGCTCTCTTTTTATCTAAAAGCCCTTTAGCTGCCATTCCTATGTCAGTCTTAGATCCATTCTTAGTCAAGGCAGTAGTTAGTTTACTCATCTGCTCATCTATAATCTGAATCTTACCCTCAATATGAGCCTGCCTCTTTTCCTCAAAGACTAATCTCTTTTCCTGCTCTTTAGCTATTATCTTAGGTAACTTAACATTCTCCATTTCAGGAGACACAGCTAGTTGTTTAAGATATGCGTCTTGTCGTGTAACAAACTCACTAACAGCCTCATCAATCTTAGCCCTGAATACAGGATCTCTACCATCAGAATAGTACTCAAGGAACTTACCCTTCATTATATCATTCTGAAGAGCAGCTACTATCGGTACTATTTTAAGAGGCTCACCTCCCATCTTTGTTTGGAGGACTTGAGCTCTTTCCATAATGTTATAGAAATCACCTTGAGACTCAACTACAGCGTCTGCAAACCTCTTCTGCTCTCCTTTGAGGTATTTAGATACTTCACCTTTACCGTTAATGTTCTTTACACTTTTATATGCTTGATACCCTGCTGTAATAGGAGACTGAGCTACTCCCGTAGCAACACCAGACAATACGCCTAATGAGATTAATACATTCTGTTTCGTGCTAGAACTTAGGTCAGAACTAGCAATCGCATCAGAGGTGTGTAGTATTACAGTATCTGCCACAGCAGCTGGTAATATAGACTGAGCCATGTTGTATGCTATACGAGGCGCTGTATTCGCTAAGTTAGTCATATCACTAGCTGCTTCAGTGCCTGCTGACACAAAGCGAACTACCTGCTCTGTAGGAGAGAGGTCATCAGATGTAGGGGGTAAAGGCTCGTCACCGCTAAAGAAGAAGTTACGTATGTAGTTACGGTGTCCTTTTAACTCCTGAGCATCCATAAACCTAGTAGGATTCTGGTGAAGGTATGGTTGGTTAACATCCATGCCCCTAGTGCTTTCTCCTCTGATTTTATCTAGAAGATCGTCAGGAACAGCAAAGTCAACAGAGCTCACAACCCCCCGTTCAAAAGAGTCAGCGAGATGCCTAGAAGTAAAAGCCATCCACCCTTCTCCTTCTTGCTGTTGAGAAGCTTTAACTCTCTGCCCCTCCTCATCCTCAAAGGTAGAGGAACGGACAGAGCTTAGAGCATCCTCGAAGTCCTCTTGGGAGACTCCTTTATCTTTTGCGGTAGTAGCAGTACTCGCTGAACTAGCTTTAAGAGCCTCTTCAAACTCTTCCTGTGTTATTCCTGTCATTTAGTCACCCAATTACTTAAGTCTAAGTGATTACCACCAACATACGTAAGAGTTACTCCTTTAACAACTAAGGTATCTCCTTTAGTGGGTTGAGGTATTTTGCTACTCTTTTGCATAGCTTCCCCTAGAATAGTACCAACCTGCTCTGCGTTCATGTTCTTAGATAGAGCATACGAATCAGTCGCTTGCTTAAGTTTTTTATTGTACGATACAACATTCCTATTCTTAGTGAATTCTGCTAGCTTCTTAAAACCTTCAAAAGTCTCTTTAGTATAACTACCAGAAAGAAAGTTAATTGCAGCATCAGCAATGTTCTTACTGAAAGAACCTGAGTCACGGAATGCCTTCATCTCTGACTGAGCCTTAGAATCAGACCCTCCAAACATACGTGAAACAAGACGGTCTACAACTACAGAGATCTGTTCTGGGTCATTACTTAACTGGCTAAGAGTAGCTAAGTCTATTACCTCATCTGCAGTCTTAATAGCCTCCCGTTCGGTTTCTGTTACTTTATTCCAGTCAGTCCTAACTGCTTTTATCTCAGTAACAGTAATACTAGGGTCTACGTCTAAGATAGACTGCATCACTTTCTTGTGAGGCTCCGATCCTGCTTTAAACCCATAAGCTTCCGTTACTTCTTTTGAGGTAGTTGTTTCTCCTTTAACCTCAACAGGCTTTCCTGTCTTACCTACAGAAGAGATAACTCCTGTAGATCCATTGACGTTATACATTACATCAGGCGTATAATTATTAGTTTTATGTTGTAGATTTAGGTCTGCCCCTGATACTTGCTTGCTTACTTTACTACCTGTTGCCTTACCTGTGCCGCCAGCAGATGTCCATACTCCTGTTGTCTTATTCATAGCTCCTTGAAATTCTACATCATCAGTTATTCTGGACTGTGTGATATACTCTTGCTTCTCAGTCTTAGGAGCCTGAGAGGCCTGTAGCTGCATACCGTTCTGAGCCATGCTCATAGCACCACTAGGATCAAAGGCACTGATGAACTTACTAGCCTCAAAGTATGTATTTGGGTTAGTCCAGTCTGCTTCTGCAAACTGTTTCTTGAACTTCTTCATACCGATAGTCTTAGGGTCTATGGCCTGCCCAAAGGCTCCCATAGCTTCACGCATTGCTACGCCCTTCTGCTTCTCAGCATCGAGCATACCCGCATAGGAAGACTGTACTGTCTGTAAGATGTTTGATTGTGGGCCTGAGCCGAATAATCCACTAGCCATTACTTATACTCCTTATTAACCTAGACCAATGATAGTCTTGAATATATCACCAAACATACTTGTGTTATTAGCACTCTTCTGAGCATCTATGCCCATCTGAGCCAAGTCACGTTGGAAGGCAGGTTCTTCAGCAAAAGAGTTAATCTCTTGTAGTAGAGGTACAGCACCTAGAGCTTGCTGTTGTCCAGCGAACTGCTGTTGAGCTACATTACCAGCTAGACCAAATAGACCTGCTTGGTTCTGTAACATACGATCCTGCATCTGTGTACCATACTGAGTAGCCTGTACACCTTCTTGGAATCGTTGGTTCTCTTGTTCAGACTCTAATTGAGCTAAAGCCTGAGTACCTGCAGTAGCACCTAGTTTACCAGACTGAACTAGACGACTCAAGGCAGACTGTGTCTGTCCCGCTCTGAGAGGCTCTCTAATGGCGTTTACACCACGTAGGTACTCTGAGGCTGCATCTTGAGGATTAAAGTTCTGATAGGCCTCCTGAGAGCTCTGCATCTGCCCTAGTAGTCCCTGCTGGAACTGAGCATACTCATCACTATCTGTTTGCTCGAACTGACCAGTCTCAGGGTTATAACCAGTACTGCCAAATAGATTGCTGAATGTAAGTCCACGAGGAGCTCTGGCTGCTGCAAGACGGGATACTGCATCACCGCCAGCTCCTTCTTGATTGGCTTCGCTATTAGCACCTTGACTCCCATTACCTCCTGATCCTACTAGACCTCCTGTAGGGTTTACAGTGCCATTAGCTACTGCAGCACGTTGAGCGTCAGTAGTTGGACTACCAATGAAGGCATGAGGGAGCTGTTCCTTCATTTGCTGTGACCGAGCAGCTTGTACTTTCTCCTGTCTAGACATCTGATCCCACTGTGAGGAGGGATGCCCTGACGCTTCCATACTTGCATAGTTAGCCTTAGCCTGATCATTCATGCCATACTGTACTTCATCTACTAAAGCAGATCCTACAGACTTAGCTATATTAGGGATGCTCGGTATTGAACCGACTGATGACATAACTGCCTCCCATAAGGACTGATCTACTTTAGGGGCTGCACCTTTATTAGAAAGGTTACCAGCATTATATGCTACCGCTTGCTCTCTTGTACCGCTATGTGGGCCGCCCATTATACTGTCCTCTTCTGTTCTTTAATATTGTGTGTCATTATATGTCTCTATGTTTAGGTTAGCTTATGATATAGTGAAGGAGCTAGGGTTGTAGTACGTTGCGCCTGCAGCACCTCCTATCCCTTTATTGGATTCTACAACATGACCGTGGTCGCCTGTAATCTCGCCACCTTGGCTACCTGCTGAACCTTCAGCACCACCAGAGCCGCCTATGCCTCCACGTACTGTACCATCGTAGCCCCCAGTGCCTCCAGTGCCTTCACTTGCAAGAGTGCCTGCAGAGCCTGCAGTACCACTGTGAGTAGTGGAGCCACCATTACCGCCAGCGCCATAAGGCCTACCGCCACCACCGCCACCACCGCCACCATAGGCAGTACCTGTGTGTACATAACCTTCAGCACCACCACCGCCACCACCGCCTCCTGAGAGAGTACCATTGTTTATTAGTGTGATGTCAGACTCTAGATGTACTGCAACACCGCCAACAGTGCCGTCAGTTGCATGGGCAATTGCATTATATGAGTAGCCTAAACCACCATTGCCTCCATTACCGCCACGCCCTAAGATAGCACCATTGTTTTCTATGGTTAACTTAGCAGTATGACTAGTGCCTGTCTTAAGCGCATAGACGCTAGTGGATGAGGCAACCAATGTAGCACCGCTAGGTATAACTACACGAACATTATGGTATCGGTCTAAACTAAGAGAGTCTAAATCAACATCAGTATGCTCAGTGGCAGCGAAGGTGAATACTGACTCATACTGATAAGTCTGTTCCCAAGTGCTTCCTACCTTACCATAAGCTTTCTTAACTTTAGTCCAAGTACCTGCTACGTTGACATGAGGTATAGGAGCTACCCAACTACTACCTACTTTAGCTTTAATATTCAAACCAGATGTCTCCGTTAGCTCCTCCAGTTGGAGCATCAGTATCTACATAGATTGTACGTCCTGTAACTAAAGTACCATTAACATTAACTCCGTTAACGCCTAGAGTAGGGCTAGCAGCTTGTACGAAGGCTGTGGTGGCTACTTGCGTTGTGTTTGTACCATTGACTGCAGTAATTGCTGAAAAGACCTGAGAGGCACTACCAGAGAGCTCTGCTTTAGTGTTTACCGAGTCACGTACTGCCGTGAATTCAGTATTAAAGTCATCACCTGATATTACCTTGTTTACATCAGAGTCTGCTAGAGCATCCTTTCCAGACCAAGCTACTTGTATCGTATAGTTACTCATCGTATTTTACCTTCTTTAGCTAAGACCGTCATGCCCTGTAGCGAGCCTTTGAATCCTTTAATTAGATTAATCATTTCTATCTGTACTACCTTAGCAGCCTTACTTAGGTTGATTCTATATTCTTTAGGGAAGAACAAAGGGGAGTACTTAGCAGTACCATATAGGCTACTGCTAGATCCAAAGAGAGCAATAGAGCCTGTAGACACAGGAGTCAGACTAAACGTAGAGGAGTCACCTTGAGTGCTATAATCCCTATACCAGTTAATAGTAACGTCCTGCTCACGGCCTCCATCTATAACACAACTAAACTTCTTAAGTAACTTAGCAGTGTAGGGATTACCGAAGTCCATCCATACCGTCTTAAACTCTGTCTGGTAGTTACTGTATACAGGAGTAGATCCCGAATAGTCCATATCATGGTAGTCATCATACTTAGACACTACGCCATTGAAGGAGTTTAATGCAGTAGCTGCGCCAGTTGCTTGTTTAGTTCCTCTCCCTATATATAACTCACCTGAGGATAACGCTAGAAAAGACTTAGGTGCTCTTAGGTTAGAGAAGCTCCACTTGGAGATACGAGGAGTACCATCTTCATTATATGATTTAAAGTCTAAGATGTAAGTCTCATTAATGCCTGTAAAGGAGATTACATAGTAACCGCCAGAAGTATTGTATTGAGCCTTAATGTCCTCTGCACTGGAGGATAGTATGTTTTTAATAATATCATTCTTGACATTCTTAGTCAAGTCTGTTAGAGGCATCTTATCTTGGATCTTAGTACGGTTTAAAGAACGTACACCATCGTGAGATAGGAATAGAACATCATCTCCAAAAGCATGGACTGAGTCTCTAGAAGCACAGCCTATGCCTCTTATAACTTCGTCTAGACCAAACGTAGTAGCAGAAGGATCAAAAGGATCATTGTATATTGCTATGTTATTCTTACCGAATATGATCAACTTACCGTTGAAAGACTCTAGAGCTACTACTTCATCAAACCCCCATACAGAGCGCATATTGATTATGCCTGAGCCTGTCCCCGTCCACTTCTCATTCTCTAGTGTCTTAGAGTAGAATACAGTTTCTTTATCTTCTGAGATACCTGCAGCCCATAACCTACCGAAGCTGGATAAGACACAAGAAGGATCAAATGTAGTGATGCCAGTATTGGCAGTATAATTAGTTGTATCCTCTAGGTCTGTCCAGACACCAGTAGACTCCTTATAGTGAATAGGCTTATGTCCTGCCTGTACGCCTACAGACTCATCATCATACTGAACCCATTGCCAGTTATCATTGGTGATTGTCTGCGGAGTGCCTGCGAAGGTCTGTACAGTAGACGTAGAAGGAATAGTACTAGTGTCTTGCTTCCATACTTTATTATCACCAGTATAAAGGAGGAGACTAGAGCCGTCTGTCTTCTTGTGGTTATGTATAGACTTAACAGGGAAGCTACCAATAGAGTCAGTGACCTGACGGATACCCTTACGAGAGGTCATACGCCCCTCAGCATCAATCATTACGTTATCTGCTTTAACTAACCAACGATGGTCTAGACTAGAGGCGTTAGCTTGTGTGTTTAAGCCAAATACGCCTACTGAGTCTAGTACTAGAGGTGATAAGGGTTTAACGGACATACCAATCATTCTCCATCTGAGTCTTACCAGAGTCAATCTGAATGGCCCTAGATAGAATGTTATTGTACTCTTGAGAAGCGACTGATACCTGAGTACCGCCGTCCTCTCCACGCTCTGCCATAGCTCTCATGTACGCACCTAAGATAACTACCTGCTCATTCACATAGCAATGTGTAGAGGCTGATTGTAGCTTGTCTTGAGGCTTTACTACGTTGAAGTTAATCTGTCTTGCATCTGTAGGAAGAGGCCATACGTCCACTACAGTGTCTAAGTTAACATCAATACCATTGAAGCCATAGCCTGTAGGAGGCCCTTTAGCTATCGAAGAGGTAGGGAAAGCCAGTACGTTTAACTGGGAACTAGACATCTGTTCTAGGTGTACCCCTGTCGTTGTATCTATTACATCTAATACCTTAAAGTCACGGTCAGCGCCTACAAGAGAGTAAGACATAGTACCGCTCTGTGTTAAGATAGCAGCAGTCACTCTAAGCGCCTGCCAGTCCCAATATTGCTCTACTTCATACTTAGCGTCATTGACGAAATCACCAATCATCTTATGATAGTCTGAGGGCCCATTTGCAGTAGATAGATTACCAGACCAGTCGGAATCTATTTGATCCTCTCGTAGTCTACGTAATACTTCATTCATTATTTCTCTGTAAGTCATCTTACTCCTTAACCCCTCATCATAAAGGCTGCACCTGTTACCAGAGCAGCTATTAGCAAGCGTATGAACCATTCGTTAGCGCCACCAGTCTTAGCTGTAAGAGCTAACTTAATGGCGTGTCCATCCAGTTCTTCACTATGTTTATTTAAACGAGCGTCCTGCGTGTTGTTGTGTATCAAGAGACCGTCTATCTTGGTGTCTATCTCTACAAGCTTAACCATAGCATCAGCTAGTTTATCTATCTTAGCTTCCAGTCTATCAAATCTAGCATTAACTTCCATATCA